CCGGCAGGAAGCTCGACAAAAGCATCCCCAGGACGAGCGCTCATGTCCTTGGCAAGAAGATCGAGAAAACCCTCCAAGGCCGGATCGTCCTGCTCGTCATCGTCCCGCTCGACATAGACCCTGTTCTTTTCGTCCAGGCTGAAGGCGATGCGTCCGCCGTAACCGACCCCAAGCGCCTCCCGAATCGGCTTTGGGATCGTGGTCTGTCCCTTGTCGGTGATCGTGCTCACCTTGCGTAAAATCTTGTTCATCGCGCCGGCCCTGTTTGCCCGCTTAAAGTAATGCAAATTCCTTACTTCGGACAGATCGGCACAGGTTGCCCTCACCCACCCACACCCTTCGTCGCCGTCAGCCGGCCATAAAGCGCAAGCAGTCCTCCGACCGTGCCGGCAAGCGCCGTCAAGGCCTCGGCGATTTCCGCCTGCTCGGCGCCACCGAGTTCCAGTCCGGCCCGGCCAAGAAGCGGGGCGGCAATGGCGATCAGGGCGCCCCAGACGGTCTTCGACTGGTACCAGGGCTTCATCTCCAGCATGTCATCCTCCTGTTGAATGGTTTTCAATCGACGGGAACCAGCGCCTGGAGCGGCAAGCCGGCGGCCAGCCGTCCGAGCTGCCGGATGCGGAGGCCAAGCGCCGTCTGCGGCAGCCCGAAATCTGTCAGTTCATCGGCACCGGCATAGGTCCAGGCGGGCTCGGTCACCTCGACCTCCCGAAGCACGGTGCCACCATCAAGGATCTCCAGACGGTAGCGCTCCTCCGCCTCGTCGAGCGGCACTTCGCCCTCCGTCCAGCCATCGGCCTCAATGCGGCTGCGTCTAATCCAGCTGATTGCGAGATCGCCTGCGGCCTGCCGCAGCACCTTCGCATGCACTGGCGATAACGGCGTCTCCGCCCGCAATCCGCCGGCAAAGACATGCGGGCCTGAAAGCTCGGTCACGAGCCCCATCGGCTCGAGGATCCAGTTCTGTGCGGCCCCGCGTTCGGCATTTATGAGCCCCAGCGACCGGACCGCTTCGTCGAGAGCCACGATCTCGGCCCCAGCTGCGGTACCGGCCGCCATGGCGTCCTCGGTGCCGCCCAGCCCGCGCAAGAGGCCTGTCAGCCGGAAGCGTCCGGCAGCAATCTCCTCGGCTTCGACAAAGCCTATGACCTCCCAGCCGCCGGTATTGGCCCGGACCGCGAGCCGGTTCGCGCCGGAGAGAACAGCCATGCGGCTCGCGGAGGCAAAGGCTCCTGCAAGCACCTCGACTACCAGGGCATTCGCCCAGTCGAAGCGTCCGACAGGTCCCGGGGCAAGCGCCTCCGCTAGCCGCCCCATGGTCGCCGGACGGTCGAGGGTCAGCCGCAGCCGGTAGCCCTCCATCTCCGGCGAACTGGACACCGCAAGCCGCCGCCAGGGGCGGCCAAAGGCCGCAACGCTCGCGTCACCGGCATGGCTTGCACCCTCCAGCCTCGGCAGATCGAGGAATCGCACGACCGGCGCAAAGCCGGCCGCACCGCCACCGTCGACCACCCGTCCGGGTTCAACCACCGGCACGGGTGCAGAGACCTTGCCGGCAAAGGCCCTGAGCGCCAGGCGCCGCTCGAAGCCATCGTCGATCGCCTGCACCAGAAAGCGCCCCTCCGGTCCTTCGGGAAAGCGCAGCACGTCACCCGGCTCGATCGCGATCTCCTGCGGTCCGAGCGCCAGCTGCAGCGTGCGGCGCGCCAGCCGGTTGTCGCGCAGCCAGCCTTCGGCGGCGGCGAGCGCCGTCTCTTCGGGCATCGCGGCCGGCAGGTCGCGGGCTAGTTGCCGATCGGTCGCTGCCTCCACCTTGCGCGAGCGCACGCTCGCTTCGACATAATCCGCCGCCGGATCATAAAAGGTCACCAGTGCCTCGGAGGCGAAATCGCTGTCATGGCCGCGCGTCTCGCTCCAGAGCGGACGATCGGCGATGTCGGCAAGGACCGTGATCTCGCGTGCAGCCAGGCTCGCCGTCGGCCGGGTGCGGAATTTCAACCGCCCGGCGTCCTCGATCACGTCGATCTGGAAGAGCTCGAGCAAGGGCTCGATCAGATCACGCGCCGAGGTCAGATCCCCCTTCACATAGCCGCCGAGGTCACCCGCCACTTCCGACACGTCGAAATCGACGAAGCCATGATCCCTGAGGATCCCTGCGATCGTGTCGGCCAGCGTCGCCGTGCCAAGGCGGCCGTTCAACCAATGCCCCGTGCGCCAGTTCGATCCGTCTGCCCAGAGTGCCGTATTCTGCGGAAAGACCGGATAGGGCCGCGCGTCCCAGGTCCAGACATAGACATGCGAAGGATCGACCATATCAGGCGGCAGAAGACTGCCAACCCAGTGGTCGAGATGCGCCTCCAGAAACCGGCGCTGCTGGCTGTCGCTGCGCGCACCCGCCGAGAAGTGAGGCCTTCCGCTCTCCGCTGATTTGGCATCGACAAAGATGTTCGGCTGGTTCGCCCCCTTGTCGACCGCGCCGCAACCGACTTCGGTCATCCAGAAGGGTTTCATGCGTGGTACCCAAGCCGTCGGGCTTGCCTGCTCGACGCCACCGATCCGGTTGAAATGCGGGTTCTCCCACCAAGATTGCAGGTCCTTGAACCTGAAGACCCAGGGCTTGCCATAGGCGCCATCGGTGATCGGCGTCCTCACCCGCGCCTGGCGGTCCGCCTCGCTGGCATAAAACCAGTCGAAGCCCTCGCCCGATGTCAGCATCCGGGCAAAACCTTCTGCATCGTCGATGCCGGTGAAACCTTCCGGGCTTTCCGCCTCGAGATCCTCGTCGCGCCAATCCGCAAGCGGCATGTAGTTGTCGATGCCGATGGCCGTGATGTCAGGGCTCGCCCAGAGCGGATCGAGATGAAAGAAGACGTCGCCCGAGCCATCCGCCGGCTGATGGCCGAAATACTCGGTCCAGTCCGCTCCATAGGAAATTGCCGTCGAACTCCCGAGCACACCCCGCACTTCACCGGCAAGCGCCACCAGCGCCTCGACGAAAGGAAAGGCGTTCACTTCGTCGCGCAGGGCGGTCAGTCCGCGCAGCTCCGAGCCCAGCAGAAAGGCGTCGACACCACCGGCAGCGGCGGCAAGCGCCGCATAATGTAAGACGAGACGTCGATAGCCGTCACCGCGGTAGACGAAGCTGGAGACCTGCGCCCGCGCCGCGGCCGTCTTGTCGCTTTCCGGAGGATAGGCCGTGATCCGTCCCCGCCAGGGATAGGCCGCCTGCTCGGCCCCGCCATATGGATCGGGCAAGCCGTTACCGGCAGGAATGTCCATCAGCACGAAGGGATAGAGCGTCACCTTCAGCCCGCGCGCCTTGATGTCCCTGATCGCCTCGATCACGCTTTCGTCGCTCGGGGAGCCGCCATAGGCCGGGCCACCGCTATGGCGCGACACCACATAGGCATCGCTTCTCCCGATGCCCACAACACTCCAGGGCCGGCTCTCCTCGTTGCGGTAGCCAACCTCGACCCCCGGCAGCACACGGCAGTCGCCAGCGCGCAAATCCGTGCCGAACCAGGCCACCACCAGCGCCACGCTTTCGAGATCAGGGCAAAGCGCCTGCAACTCGTCCAGCGAGGCCTGCCAGTCGGTGGCCGCAATCAGCGTGTTGCGGTTCAGCCAGCGCTTGGCGCCCTCGCTCGGCGCATCCGAGATCCGGACCGTCGCATAGCCGTGTTCCGTTGCGCCGGGGATCATGGTGACAGCCCGGATCTTCTCCTCCAGCGCCCCGACGGGTCTCATTACCTCGAACTGGATCAGTGGAATGCGATTGCCGAAGTCATCGAGCGGCAGCCGCTCGAAGACGACATGGGCGAGCCCGCGATAGGCCGGCGCATTGCCTGCCCCCTGTTTCGCCGCAATCAGTGGATCGGCCGGCTGGCTCTCGGTGCCGCGATAGACCCGCATCTCGACTTCGGTCGTGTCGAGTTCGCGCCCGTCCGCCCAGACTCGCCGCACGCCAGCGATCGGCCCTTCGCAGAGTCCGAGTGCCAGATTGGCATAGTAGCGATAGGTCGTGGTGCGCGTGCCGCCGGAGGATTTCCCCCCGCTGCGCTCGGTCACCGTCTCTTCCTCGAAACGCGTCGCCCAAATCAGCGTACCGCCGAGCCGCGCGGTGCCATAGAGCCGCGGAATGACTGTGCCTTCGCTGGCGCCGGAAATGCGCGCCGAAGACAGCCGTGCACCGTTCACTTCGCGGGTGCCTGACAGCAGGCTCCGATCGATCATGCTGCCGGCGAGTGCACCCGCCGCCTGGCCGATCGCAGCACCCACTGGCCCGAAGACGGAACCGAGGGCAGCACCCGCCGCCTGCAGAAGAATGGTCGCCATCTTCAGATCCTTTCGGGGAAGCGGTAGATGCCGGCAATCCTGCGCCGCCAGGCCGGCACGAGCGCCGACAGCGTCACCGCCGATTGTTCATAGGCATGGATGAAGGCGTCGGGTGGCGGTCGATCGCACGCGCACGTCTCCGACAATAGTGCCCCGTTGGCGTCCATCGCGCCGCCGCCCGCTTCCGACGCCATGCAGGCCAGAATGCCCGCATGCTTCGCCGCCAGATGCGGCCGAAAGCGAAACAGCACAAGATCGCCCGGCCGGCTCTCCGCCAGAGAGGCCACGGCCAGAAAATGCCGCCCGGCCGCCTGGATCAACCGCTCCTCGCCCGCCCGCTCCGCCCAGTCTGGCGCATAGGCCGGCACAGCCTCGGGCTCTGCCCCGTAAAGCTCCCGCCAGATCCCGCGAACGAGCCCCAGGCAGTCGCAACCGACCCCCTTTAACGATCCCTGGTGCCGATAGGGCGTGCCGACCCAGGTCCCGGCAATCGCCAGGACGGATGTGTTGACGGACATGGGGAGGCTCCGGGCTGGGAGGCGGATCGCTGAACAATAAGTTAGGAAACGACACATCGATCGTAAAAGTGGCACGCCGCAACGGTGGCGGAGAGCCTGCGACGCGATTTACCCTCACCCTGAGGTGCCCGACCTCGTCGGGCCTCGAAGGGTCGAGGCAAAGAAAATTTATTTTTTCCCAAAGCCGCCGCCTGGATTGAGTTCGAGGCTCTTGCCCCTCACCCTGCCCTCTCCCCGCAAGCGGGGAGAGGGAGGCACACGCGGTAGCCATCTCCGCCTTCTCCCCGCAGCCAGGGAGAAGGTGCCGGCAGGCGGATGAGGGGCAAGCGCAGGCAGGGCTTCCCCTTCATGGAAAGAGCCTTGGCCCTCACAGATACAACACCCCGCCATCATGGGTGCTGTCGCCACTGACATAGGAATAGGCGAAGTCGCTGCCCGGCATGTGCGGAAAACCGCGGAAATTCAGTTGATTGGCGAAAACAGCTCGACAGGTGGCAAAACTCTTGTCGCAGCCGACCGTCAGCGTCACGGCATCCCCTTCGGCCGGTCGCGCCTCCAGCGGCAACCAGAGCCTAAGTGTCACCAACCCACCCACCACAGCACTGCTCTCCTCGATCGCCAGCCGCTTGCCGACGAGAGGCCCGTCATCGAACCTGACATGCCCGAGCCGGAAATGCCCCTCGCCCACGCCTGGGAGCCCTGAAACCGTCAGCCGATCCGCCGAGAGCACTTCGGCCACGAGCCCCGCCGCCCGCCGGTTCGCCACCCCCATGTTCACCCGGCACCTGTCATCGCCGAGATCGGCGTCGCAGCGCCTGTTATAGATCCGCCCCTCCGCCTGCTGCAGGCGATGGGCAAAGCTGCGAAGCTCCGCCGAAAAACCCGGACCTGCGCGGCTGACCTCGCCGATCTCCTGCACCGTTACAAGCGCGTGCTGCTCTTCCGGCGCCTGCCAGTTGATGAGAAAACACTCGACCCGCGCCCCGTCAAAGCGCCCGGCCGCGAGATCGGCTTCGGTGATCGCCTCGCTCGAAAAGCCACCGCGCACCTCGGCCCCCGGCGCCGCCAGGCCGCTCGCACTACTGGCCTCGGTCGCCGCAAATCCGGTGCCCGGTTCAAACACCGTACCGGCGAAGACCAGCCGCTGGTCGTGTTCGGTAAACCCCAGCCGAAAACCGTCCCGGCAGGTCACGCGCCAGGCACGGCAGAGCGTCGTCTCGCCGGTCGCGATATGGGCGGCGAGCGCTTCAGGAAGCCGTCTCATGGGATCACCTCGATCAGCGGAATGGAGGGAATGCGCCCGGCGCGGAAGGCTTCGAGATCGATCTCGATCCGGTCGGTGTCGAAACGTACGGGCACGTCATAGTCGAAACCCGCCCGGATCTCAGTGCCCTCTTCCGGCACATGACCCGGTCCAAACGTGACGATCCCGGTGGCCGCATCGACGGAAAACCCACCCGCCTGCTCCACCCCGTCCAGCGCAACCCGAACCGATCCCGCCACCGGCTTCACCACCGGCCGCCGCTCCACCGCCGCGCCATCGCCATAGGCCTTGACCAGCTGAAACGCCGCTGTCTCGCCGTCGCCTGTCCCGATCCACTGGTCAAGTGCGGTTAACGCCATCCCTGGCCGGGCCGACGAGCCATCGACGGGGTCGCGAAAGCGAAACCCATGCAGCTGTCCGCCGCGCGCCTCAAAGAATTCCAGCACGGCATAGAGATCGGCGACCGAACGCACCGCCGTGCCGACATCATAACGACGCCTGGAAAACCGCCAGCGCCGATTGCGCGCCTCGCGACCATTGGACAGCGACACGATATCCGTCTGCCGCCCCGGCCCGCCGCTTGATGTCAGCGACAAACGCAGCGGAAAACGCTGTTCATGAAAGGCCATGGCTGGCTCCGTTCTGAAAAATTGTGGTGATGAGTGTTCTCAGACAGGCATTGCGCGGTGACCCGCAGGGCTGGCCACATCTGGATCCTTGCCACCGCCGACGGGGTTTCGAGCCACGGATCTGGAGGTCGTCGCCTGAGTGCAGGTCGGTATGCGAACCGAGTTTGCTTGATTACAGCTTCCGACGCCGGCCGCCCTTTCCTTCTCCCCACCCGCGGGGAGAAGGTGGCCCGCAGGGCCGGATGAGGGGCAAGCCATTCCCTACTCCCTACTCGCTACTCGCTACTCGCTACTCGCCACCCTCTCACATCCCCCGCCGTCCGCGCCCCACCGAGCGCGCCAGCATGGCCGTGATCTGCCCCTCGCTACGGGCAAAACTCGCCGCATCGCTTGCCGCCACCTGGAAATGGATGACCGTCGTGCCACCGCCGCCCTCGGCCGCTACCCCGAGCGCGCCATCCGCACCGCGTTTCAGCGGCAGGATCGCCTCCGCCCCCGCCTCGCCCATCAACCCGGTCCCACCGGCCATCGGAAAGTAGGTGGGTGCTGCCACCACGCCACCCTCGGCAAAGGGCGTGACCCGTCCCGGCACGCCCCCTTGCGCAAAGGCGCTTACCCCGCCGGACAGCACCGATCCGAACCCCGCGGAGATGCTGCCGATCAGGTTGCCGGCTGCATTGCCGAGCATTGTCTCGAGCGGCTTCAGGCCAGAGGCGAGCGCGATATCGGTGAGCCGCAACCCGACCCCGCGCAACACCTCCTCCAGCCCCTTGCCGCCTGTCGTCGCGCCCTTGAGCGCCGAGGTCAGCGCCCGGCCGAAACTGGCCGACCGGCTTTCGAGATCGTCGAGCACGGAGAGCGCTGCCGCCGCATCGAGATCGACTGCGACCGCCAGTGTGTCGTCATCGGTCATGGAAATATCCTTTCGTGAAAGGGTCAGATGGACAGGCAAGAGACATCCACGATGCCTGGCAGCACTTTCCCCTCACCCTGAAGCGCCCTCGCCTTGCGAGGGCGTCGAAGGGCGAGGCCAACGATCCAGTTGCTGAATGTATCCTTAGAAGCC